CTGTACGTTAACAGTACATCAATAAGAGCATCAATATCTTCTAAAGCAAAGGGGATAAACCTACCTATTGAATCTTCAATACAGAACTCACCTTCTATGTTAGGTCCTACTCTGAAGTGGTCTACTACTTTGCCAGCTAGCCAATCAAACTTAGCTGTGCCTACATAGTAAGTATCCTCATCTGTTAGTATTCTGTAAGTTAGTTTATTTTTTACATCTAATAGTTTATTTACTGTGACTATTGTCATATTAATTTCCCTGATTGAGTGCGTGTAATACGCCCATAATAAATGTCACTACTGCTATTGTTATATACATATTATCTTCACTCCAAAGTAAGTTGATTGTATCATAAAAAAGTTCCATTGTCAACCCCTAGTTGCTACTGCATCAACAATAGGTATGTATGCTATCTCTTTATCAATCCATTCCTTGCGACCAAAGTCTGTCTGTGCAGGTAGCTTCTTAATGAACCAACTAATGTTTAACTTATCAGGTTGAAAGATGTAAACAGTTTCCTTTCCTTTGTTGTTGTTAGGCATACTAACAGCGTAAAGAAACTTGTAGTTATTCTCAATAGCGTGTTGTGTGTTCCAATCATACTTCATCTTCTCAATTAAAGTATCATCATAGAAGGCACGTCTACATTTAATCTCTAACATAACGTTGTGTTCCTTACAGAACGCATCGTACCGAGAGTAGTTGTCTTCTTCTTTCTTGAATGTATATTTGCTTGTAGTGTTAAGTAACTCTATCACATCTTGCTCAGTCATTTATCTTCTCCATTGTAAAGTTAATACATCCTTCTACCGCCCAAAACTTTCTAGCTCTTATCATAACAATCTGATTATCATTAGTATAATACTTACCCTCTAACGAGTCAAAGGTTGCTTTAACATAGTTATCTACATCAGCATTGTTATCACAGAACTTACCATCCTTTTCCTTTTTCTTTTTCTTAGACCACGACTTAGCCATCTGTACGTGGAAGTCTAACTTAACATATAACAAATCATCTGAGGGTGTAGCCTCATACTTTTCTAAGAGTTTCTTGAAATCATCTCTGAATGTTTGATACTTCTTAGGAAAGTACGTAGCCCAACGAGTTACCCTTGCTCTACTAGCAACTACTGGTGCTATAGGAAATGTAATGTTATCCATAGCTAGTACCCTTCCACATACTTTTTATACTTAGTAATGATGTAGTCTTTAACCAATCCACTTCTAACAATATCATCAACACCAAACTCAGTAACGTCAAACCAAGATTCCATCGTCTCAATTACTGATATGAATTGGTGGATATTCAGTTCTTTATTCCTAATCAAATCTGTCTGCATAAAGTCACCACAGTAGATTATCTTAGAGTTCTTACCTAACCTAGTGATGATACTATCAGCTTCGTGTGCTGTCATATTCTGAAACTCATCAGCTATAATGATAACATCATCAAGTGTTATACCTCTGATGTATGAGGTGGTTAGAAATTTAATGACACCGTGCTTCTTTAGTATCTCGTATGCATCACCCCTACCAAACAACTCATTAGTTATCTGCTGATAAGGTAGTTCATATATCTCACCCTTCTCTTCCAAGTTACCTGGCAAGAACCCAACATCCCTTGTGGGCACAGCTGACCTGACGATAACGATACCACACTTCTTTTTATTCAAGGTCTCTTCAAAAGCTTTGAACAAACTTAAGAATGTTTTACCTGTACCAGGATAGCCAAGTAACAAATGATTTTCTCCCTTAGCATAAGCCTGAAAGAAACAATCTTGTGCTTCTGTTAGTGGTTGTATATCTGCTAAGTCCAGGTTAAGTTTGTTTATTGCGCTAACCTTTTTACGTTTGCTCACATCCCCTCCTTATCTTCATCTTCATAATGTAGTCCATCATTACCATTCTGACCTATGATGTTCATCCTCTTATCGCTCTCATCATCCCATACCTCACCTAACATACCAAACTCAGGCTCGTACTTAGGTTCTTTTAATCGGAGTAAACCTTCCTTAATCACAGTCTCTAATCCTATCTTGGCAAAGGTAGCAACCTCAGCTTCGCCTAACTCTACTATAATACCGCCATCTTTATTTTCTTTAATGTTCATAATCTAGTTAACTCCTTAGTCTAATCTTGTGTTGCCTTATCCTTACCTTGCTTTCTAAGTAGGGCTGTTAGAGCAGCATACCGATTGCCGAGTATCTCATACTTAACTTCTAACTCAGCAAGTTTACTGGCTATCTCAGTGTAGGTAGGTATCTTAGGTATCTTCATCTTCATCCTTAGTCTTTCTGAAACAACTATTCTTTATACAATCATTAACACCACAAACATAAGCAAACCATAAAGAACTTACGAACAATAAGCTTATAAATATATCAAACATCACCATTAAACACTACCTCCATATTGTAAAGCCGCTATAAAAAAAGAAACAACAACAGATAACTTAAGTATTGTTTCATTGTCTTCGATAAACTTTTTAATCTTTTCCATTAGTGATACTTCCTCCACCAAACAACACGACCATCTCTCTTAATTGTAATTGACTCACAGTATTGGGCAGCACCCCTAGCTTCTGCTTCGAGTACCTTAACGTAACAAGCACGTACACTTGGGCATACCCAAGTACCACCTCCACCATAAGTCTTGACCACATCCATAGTTATCTTTTTATCTTCATATGGGAAACTATAATTAGCTACAGCTTTATTAGCTACTACAACTATAGATACAGTACAGATAATTAGTAGCGCAGTGACCAACCTCTTTGTATTTTTCATCATACACACCCTGTTGGTTGAGGTAACCCACCGTACTTAGTGATAGGCTTGAGAGGTCCTGTTAACCATTCTTTAAACAGCTTACCCTTATCAATACCTACGTACTTAGCAAAGGTTCTGATAGGAGGTACAGATGAGTTCTCATCATAGTATTCCCTTGCCTTCTCAATCTGTAGCACTTGTGAATCTGTTAGTGTAACGTCATCTTCCTTAGCCATCTCGTGCATCACCTCTAGTGACCACTGTGTTGGGTCTACTAAGTACCCATTACCTGTTCTATCTAATCCCATATTATTTCTCCTGTCATTCCTACTGCTGAATAATCAGTGACAGTCTTTTCAAAGAAGTTACTCATACTGTCACCGCTTGTTAGTTCCTCTACCCAAGGTAGTGGATTCTCTTTTACTTTGAAGTTACCCTTCAATCCCATCTGTATTAATCGTCTGTCCGCCAGATAGCGTATGTACGTTTTAACTTCACCTTTGTCAAGTCCTTCAATATCCCCAGCCTGATAGGCAAGGTCAATAACTTTATCTTCAAGGCTGATAATCTGTCGCGCCATAGTATATATCTCTCTCTTAAACTCGTCATTTACAATCCTCGGATGTTCGTTACAAAACTCCCTGAACAACCGCGACATCCCTTCACAGTGCATAGTCTCGTCTCTGATTGACCATTCAACCACAGTATTCATACCTTTCATCTTACCCATACGTTGATAGTTAAGTAGCATAACAAAGGCACTGAATAAACTAACACCCTCATTGAATACAGACAATGCAACAGCTCTAGCCATACCGTGTTGGGTACTAGTATCAGCATCCTTCATAAACTCTACCTTCTCTACCATCGCATCGTACTCTAAGAACATACTGTACTCACTCTCGTGTAGTCCTAATGTGTCATTAAGTAATGCATAGGCTCTCTGATGTACACCTTCCCTAGCTGCAAAGCTAAGTAACATATTCCTAAGCTCATTATTCTTAAAATGAGGTATAAACATATCACAGTAGTTACCACCTACAACTACATCAGACTGAGTGAACAGTCGTAGTATCTGTGTGATATGGTTCTTCTCTGTTTCGCTTAGTGACCCATCCTTCCACTGAGTTACATCATCACTAAGGTTTACCTCAGCTTCTGTCCAATGTAAGTCCTCGTGCTTCTCTGCCATCTCCATAGCCCACGGGAATACGAATGGTTTAAATGTCTTACTCTCCTCTGTTAACCTTGACACGCTAGACATTCATCTCCCTCCATAAAATCCTTAAGTGCTACTCTCGTAACCTGTTGTCCTATATTCTCAGCACTAGAAGTAGCTGAGGTACGTAAGTAATACAACCCTTTAAGTTTAGCTTTCCAAGCCTGTAGATGTACTCGTGATACGTAGTTCTTATCACTACCTGCAGGGAAGAATAGATTAACCGATTGTCCTTGACAAATAAACTCTTGTCTATCACCTGCGTGTTGTACTACCCACATCTGGTCTAGTTCAAAGGCTGTTTTAAATACGTCCTTCTCCCACTCAGTTAGATAATCAAGATGCTGTACGCTGCCATTATGGTGTCCGATATCTCTCCACTCTTTAACTAACCAATCCTTATCTTTACCTAAGCGTAGTCTATGCTCCTCTATTACCTTCTCAAGATGTTTATTCTTAATCAAGTGAGAACCGATACGTGTCTTATGTACAAAACTATTAGACTTTATAGGCTCAATACTAGGTGACGTACCTAATATCATTCCACTGTTAGCATTGGGAGCAATAGCTAGTAGATGTGAGTTACGTCTACCACTCTTAGGGCCATCAAAGTAAGGTACTCTTACATCAGCCAAGGCTTTAGTAGCTTCAACTGCTTGTTCTTTAATAAGCTTAAACATTTTATTGTTATGACCAACAGCTAAGGCTGACTCCCAAGGTATGTTCTTCTTCTGTAAGTAAGAATGAAAACCCATAGCACCTAAGCCTAAGCTTCTTTCCATTGAAGCAGAGTTGATAGCCTTCCTCATATACTTAAGTGGTGCATCTTTGATGAAACAAGTAAGTACATTGTCAAGCATAGTTATTAAATCACATACTAACGAAGTTTCTTTCCACTCGTCAAAAATTTCAAGATTGACGGAGGATAGGCAACATACTGCCGTCCTATCTTCGTTGGTTGGTAAGTGAATTTCATTACATAAGTTACTTCCTCTAATTTCAAGTCCTTTCTCCTTTAATGTTTGTGGTAATTGTCTGTTTGCTTCGTCAATGAAGTTGAGGTAGGGTTCACCCGTTCTGAAGCGAGTCTCGAGTAACCTCTCCCACATTTCTCTAGCATCCACAGTGTCCCTGATACTATCATCATAAGGGTCTCGTAAATTCCACGTATCACCAGAAACAACAGCAGTGATAAAATCATCGGTAATATTAATAGCATTATTAAGATTGAAACACTTACGATTGCTATCACCTCCCGTAGGGATACGGATGTTGAGAAACTCCACCACGTCTGGGTGAGAGATGTCCATATACGCTGCATAACTTCCTTTCCTTGTCTGTCCTTGCTTATACGCTGTCATCGCTGAGTCAGCTACTTTAATGAATGGTATTGGTGATGGTGCTTTGTCACTCACTGCACGTACATCAGACCAATGACCACCTACACCACCACCCTTAACACTCAGCCAAGCCAGTTCGGATTGGTGCTCAATAAGACCTTCAAGTGTATCAGGCACGTAGCTAAGAAAGCAAGAAATAGGTAATCCTTTCGCTTGCTCTCCTGGCATAGGAGCGTTGCTAAGTATAGGAGAACTGAACATAAAATAACCATTTGATACAGCGTCATATAACCTCTGTGCTAGTTCAACATCTCCTGCACTATAAGCTACACAAGCTCTAGCATAGGCTTCCTGTGGTGACTTCTCTTTACCACGTAGATAGTAACCTTTGATTAGTTCTAACGCTTGGGGTGTCATACTTTTATCTTTGGCTCTGTCTATTGTTATTTCTAAGTATTCACTCTTCATCTGGTTTAATCTCCATATCAATCATAGGGTCTCCCGAACAGTCAGTGTATGTATTATAAGTAAGCTGTCCAGTACTATGCATAATGATAGCATCTGACATACCTTCTTGGTATGCTCTCTTGTCTACATAGTAGATACTAATAGCGCCTACTACCATCCAACTAATATTTATTAGTAAGAGGTCAGTCATCTTTAGTCATCTCCAACATAAGTTTATGTAGATACCACTGAGCTTTCTTTAAATCTTCTAAACCATTTTTAGTCTTGTATCTACTTACGTACTTGATGATGTTACCTTCCACATACGTTAACTTTTGGTCTAGAATAAAGTCTATGACCTCTATGTTTCCCTGTTTATAATGGCTAGGGTTAATGTTATCCTTCATCTTCTCCTCCTGTTTTTAATTTAGTGACCTGTTAAGGGGAGAGGTAGGTCAAGCCTCTTGAAGGAGTTCCTTCTTAAATTCCGTTTAGTGGTACGTGGTGTTATCCATATCTATATACTCACCATCATATAACTCAGTACCTGCAGTATATAAAATGTCAGGGTCTTCCTCCATTATAACGCTAATACCTAACGCTAATGGCGACAGCAAGTGAGAAGCCACACTATCCTTTTCAGTGTTGTCTATAATTTCTAATGTCATTACCTTACCATCAGAATCTATAGCTAACTTTAAACAGACAACTCCGCTCTCTACTGTAATGGTTTCATCAGACATTCATATAGTCCTTTGGATTACCACCTCTCTTAAGTATCTTAACAAACCACTTGTAAGAAAATACTGATAACTTAACTGAACCAAAAGCTCTTATGTGTGTTTGCTTAGAGCTATATTCAAGTATGTTACCTGTATTAATTCTATCTCTTTCTTCACCCTCTAGTAAAGATTGTAACCACTCAACCATATGTACTTTAGCTTCGCGTCTTATTGCTTTTGCATTCCTTCCATTCATTTGTAATACTCCTCCGTTACTTCATCTACTCTAGGTAGGCTGACTACCTTAGTTAAAAACTCATCACCATTAGAGTATCTAAACACTCTAGCAGCAGGGTTACAAGTTACCTTATGACTGCACCACTTACAAGAATTATGTAGTCCTTTGTTACCTGCCTTACCTCTATCTATAATAGGATAACATCTAGTAGGGGGAGTGTTTTGTTTTAGTTCATTACGTACAGTATTGATACGTGTCTCTATGTTGGGTAGTTCTAAGTCATCAGGTCTGAACAAACATAACTCACCTGTTGATTTGTTAGCTACTAAGAAGCCACCGCCTTGTTTCTTAAGACCGTGTTCATAACCTGCTAATTGTGCTAAGTAACCGAAGGGGTCACTATCTGACAGTCTACCTTCTTTAAACTTCTTGAATGAGAAATCACTGGCTGTCTTAACATCAATGACAACACCATCAATGATAGAGTCTATGTGTCCCTTGAGACCACATACATCTACTTCTGCTTGTTGGTGTGTAACCTTGTGTCCTGCTAAGTCAACAAAGAATAAGAGTAACTCTTCTACAACGTGACCGTATAAGAATCTAAACATCACAGCAGGAGACATCTCTTCTCTAGTAACATCTACCTTGACATCGTACCAAAGTTGTCTGTTTGGCTT